GACCGGGTACGCTAAGCTCGAGTATCTGGAGAGGCGGTGAGGCGGTGACGCAGGATGAGCTGATCCAAAAGCTGACGGAGACGGAGCAGCGCAGCAAAAGCAACACGCACCGGATTGATGAGCTGGAGCAGGACCAAAAGGCATTGAATAAGCTGGCCACGAGCGTGGCCGTGATGGCGCAGGAGCAGCAGACGATTCGGCGGGATGTGGCCAAGAGCGGCGAGGACATCAAGGCGGTGCGCAAAAGCATCGAGGCACTGCAGGCAGCGCCGGGAAAGCGCTGGGAAAAGGTTGTGGAAAAGATCATCCTCGTGGCAGTCGGCGCGGTCGTCGCGTGGCTGCTGGCGAGGATGGGCATCAAATGAGGAGGACAAGAACATGAGGAACTGGAAAAAGTGGCTCAAGGCCGCCGCGATCCGCGCCGTGAAGACGGTGGCGCAGACGGCCGTGGCGACGATCGGCACGAGCGCCGTGCTCGGCGAGGTCAACTGGGCAGTTGTGGCCAGCGCTTCCGCGCTGGCGGGCGTGCTCAGCCTGCTGACCAGCGTGGCGGGCCTGCCAGAAGAAAAAACGGAATAAGGCCGGAAAGAGAGCGCCCTGCGGAGGACCGCGGGGCGCTCTTTTTGCATGCTTACACGGCAGTACAAGTTGACGGTAACTAACACGGCTTTTGGGGTAAAATGGCCAAAACCGGTGAGAGGAGGGGACAGCATGGCAGACAGCAGAGACGGCTACGCGGGCAAGATCGGCCACGGCGGACAGCAGTACGTCAAGGCACCTTTTGCCAAAAAGCCGACGGCGGATCAGAGCCGGATCCACACCGGCACGGACCTGCGCATGACGGCAGGCAAGAAGCTCAGCGGCAACGCGGGCAGCAACAAGTGACGCCCTGAGGGGCAGGAGGGGACACAATGGATTGGTATCAGAAGTTTGGGCTGCCGCAGCCCGAAGATGGCGCAAACGAGCAGGAGGTCGCCGCCCCTGACGCTGACGAGACTCCGGAAGGCGCAAACGAGCAGGAGGTCGCCGCCCCTGCAGAGGCCGAAGAAGCGGAAGATCACGCGGCAGAGACGCAGCCGGACACGGAGGACGCTCCGCAGGGGGAGGCGCAGCAGCCGCAGGACAAGGAGACCCGCCGCCAACAGGCTGCGGCCCGCAGAGAGCGGGAGCAGCGGGAGGCGATCGACGCCGCACTGGCGTCAGAGCGGGCAAAGTGGGAAAAAGAGGTCTTTGGCAAGGCCGGGATCAAGGATCCGTTTACGGGCAAGACCGTGGAAAACATGGAGGACTGGAGAGCATTCCAGGCCGCCACGGCCAACGCCAAGCTGGCAAATGACCTCAAGGCCGGACGGCTGACACCGGAGGGGCTGCAGCAGGCCCTGATGCAGTCGCCGGAGATCCAGCAGATCCTCAGCGGAGCCAAGGAGGCGCAACAGCGCGCCGAGGCAGCTGAGCAGAGAGCCGGAGCGCAGGAGTTTTCGCAGCGCCGCGAGACGGAGCTGGCGGAGATCCGCAGGATGAACCCCGCCATCAAGTCGCTGGACGACATCATGGCGATGGAGACCGGCTCCAAATTTGCCGATGCGGTGCGTCGAGGTAACAACTACGTAGACGCATACCGGCTGGCAAACTTTGATGCCCTGCAGCGCGGCCAGCGCGCAGCGGGAGAACAGGCAGCGCGAAACGCTGCGGCCGGGCTGCAGCATCAGCAGCGGACACGGCAGACGACCGGAGACACCCCGGCACCCGTCCCGGCAGGGGTCAAGGCCTTTTACAAGGCGCTCAACCCCAATGCGACGGATGCGGAGATCTCCGCACATTACAACAAGACACACAAGGCCGGATAACGGCCGGAAGGAGGACAAATGGCATTCATACCGCAGAGCTACCGCGACGGTCAGCCCGAGCCGTGGGAATACCTCGAGGCATCCGCCATCGGGGCATGCACCGTCGGCATGGCGCTGACGCTCACGAGCGGCAAGCTTGCAAAGTGCACCGGCGCAACGAGACCGGACTATATCAGCATGTACGGCGGCACGGTGGCTGCCGGGGACGTGATCCCCTGCATCCGCGTGCACGAGGAGACGGTCTTCGAGACGGAGTGGAGCGAGGCCAACACCGGCGCGGCCGTCGGCCAGATGGTGACGATCGACACGACCGGCTCCAAGGCCACGGCGACCACGACAAACGGCGTCTTTGAGGTCGTGGCATTCAAGGGCACGGCGATCGGCGACACGGTCCGCGGCAGATTTATTCGCCCGGGCACGGTGACGAGCACGGGCTAACAAAGATAGGAGGGGAAATATTTGGCAGGTATTATCGTATCTGAGGCCAGCAACACCACAAATGCGCTTTTCGGCGAGCTGCAGTCTCCGCTGCGCATGCTCTTGGAGAGAGAGTATGAGGCGTGGATGAACTCGGAGGAGGCGAAGATCCTCGAGGAGATCTTCGTGGACATCCCGATCACGACGGCCAGCACGGCGCTCGGCGGCCTGACCGGAAGCAACAGCTTTGAGCCGGTCGGCGAGAACGGCGCGTATCCGCAGGGCGGCATCGAGGAGGGCTATTTCAAGACCTTCCGCCCGGTCACGTGGAAGGGCAGCTTCTCCATCTCCATGGAGATGATGGAGGACAAGCTCGACAGCGTGCTCAAGGGTCAGCCGATCCAGTTCCTGGACGACTTCCGCCGGGCCAAGAATAACTTTTTCTGGGGCCTGCTCGGCAACGCGATCCAGAATAAGGACACCGTGCAGGTCGGCGTCGAGACGTTCGATCTCACGGCCAAGGACGAAGTGAAGCTGTTCTCGCAGTCTCACAAGATCAAGAAGACGGGCAAGACGCAGAGCAACGCGTTTTCCAACGCGTTTTCTGAGGCGAACCTCGGCCTCGTGGCGACGGCCATGCAGAATCTGAAGACCGACAGCGGAGACGTGGGCAACCTCGCGCCGGACACCATCATCATCCCGAACGACGCCAAGGCCAAGGCCGACGTCTTCGGCGTGCTGGGCGCGTACCACGACACGAGCACGGCCGCGGGCAACAAGTACAACTACCAGTTCGGCAACTGGAATGTCATCGTGACGCCGTACCTCGTCCCGTACATGGGCACGAGCGGCTACCCGTGGATCCTCGCCGATCTGGCGTACAACAAGCGCAACCTCGGCGCAGTCAACATCAACCGCAAGCCGCTGACCGTGCGCAGCGAAATCGAAGCGAACGATGCAAATACGTGGAAGGGAAATTCCAGATTTACCGGCGGCTTCTACGACTATCGCGCGTTCGCGGTGGGCGGCGTCGCCTTCGGCAGCACGCTCTCCTGAGCGGGCATGAGCAAGTAAAAAGGGGGCAGGGAAATGGACGACAAGGCGCTGCAGGCTGCGCTGTGGTACAAGCAGCTGTGCGAGACCAACAACGCCGTTTACCTGTCCCTGTTTTTCGATCATCACCGGCACCTGATCCTGATGGGCGGCGGCGGCAGCGGGAAATCGATCTTTGCGGGACGCAAGGTGCTCGAGCGCTGCGCGACGGAGCCGGGGCACAGAATGCTCGTGGTGCGAAAGGTAGCCAAGACGCTGCGCGAGAGCTGCTTTGATCAGCTCAAGGCGCAGGCCATGCAGTACTACGGACCGGCCGTCAAGATGATCCCGCGCGGCAAAAGCGGCGACATGTACATCACGTTTACCAACGGGAGCGAGATCCTGTTTGCCGGGCTGGACGACGTGGAGAAGCTCAAATCCATCCACGATATCTCGGGCATCTGGATCGAGGAGGCGAGCGAGCTGCTGGAGGGAGACTTCAATCAGCTGGATATCCGTCTCCGCGGCGAGCGCAAGTATTACAAGCAGATCATCATCTCGTTTAACCCGATCTCCATTACACACTGGCTCAAAAAGCGATTTTTTGACCGCGAGGACGATCGCGTCGTGACGAGCCGGACGACGTACCGGGACAACCGCTTTCTGCCGGAGGAGGATCGCCTGACGCTGGAGGCATTCCGCGAGACGGACCCGTATTATTATCAGGTGTACTGCCTCGGGCAGTGGGGCGTGCTGAGCCAGACGATCTTCCGGCGCGACATCCTGATGGATCGGCTGCTGCACTGCAAAAAGCCGATCCGGCGCGGGAGATTTGCATATCGCTACGACGAGACCGCGATCACGGACGCAGCGTTTACGGACGCGGAAGACGGCGAGACGCTCGTCTGGGAGGAGCCAAAGGCGGGACACCCTTACGTCATCGGGGCGGACACGGCGGGAGAGGGGTCAGACTGGTTTGTTGCGTGTGTCATCGATAACAGCACGGGGCGGCTCGTGGCAAAGTACCGCACGAGGACCGACGAGGATCTGTTTGCCCGCGAGGTATGGTGCCTCGGCATGTGGTACAATCAGGCGCTCGTCGGAATCGAGGCCAATTTTTCCACGCATCCGATCAAGGAGCTTTCCCGGCTGCGGTATCCGCGGCAGTTCGTGCGGCAGGTTGAGGACAGCCTGACGCATGTGGTGCGCGAGGCGCTCGGCTTTAAGACAGACCGCCTGACGCGGCCGGTCATCATCGCGGAGCTGCAGGGGATCATGCGTGAGCATCCGGAGCTGATCGACGATGAGGACTGTCTCAACGAGATGCTGACCTTTGCCCGCAACAGCAAGGGCCGGCCGGAGGCGGTCGAGGGCGCGCACGACGACTGCGTGATGGCGCTGGCGATCACGTACTATGTGCGCCAGCAGCAGCGGGCGACCGTAGAGACAAGGCACAAGCGCGTCAAATGGGACAGGGATCAATGGGAGGATTACAGATCGGCCGACGCCACGGAGCGGGCCTATCTGATCGGCAAATGGGGCAACCCGTTTTGAGATAGGAGGATAACATGCTGCAAAATATCCGACAGCTGGCGGGAGAGCCGCCGGAGCTGACCGGCAACGCCGCGGCTGACACGGCCGCGCTCAACCGATGGCACCGCAAGCTGATGGCGGGCCTTGAATATCTATTTTGTCAGGTCGAAAACGAAATGGACGCGATCACCGGCGACCGGGCAGCCATGGCGGAGCGAAAGATGCAGGCCGCGAAAAAGCGGCTGGAACGGGGGAGACAGAATGGGTAGACTGCCGGGCATGGCCTATAGCTCCGGGATCACGCGGTCGCAGCAGGTGCAGTTCGGCGGGCTGCGGCATCACCCGAACGCCGGGGACGGCGAGATCTATGACATGGAGAATATGAGCGCGCGGGACTATCCCCTGCTGCGCTCTCGAGATAAGCGGCGGAACGGCGGGACGCTGACCGGCGCAACGGAGATGTTTTTTGACAACCACGCAATGTGGTACGTCGATGCGGACGGCTGGCTGTGGTACAAGTGGGCGCTGCTCAACCTCAAGGCAGCATACGTCGGGACGGGAGAGACAAAATTCGTGCGCTTTGGGGACCGCATCGTGCTGATGCCCGCGAAAAAGCTGGTGCAGGCAAAATACACCGTCAAGGGGAAGGCAGACAATCCGGCAGCCCTGCCGACGAGCGCCGAAAAGGGAACGGCATACGTCATCAACACCAATCCGAACGATCCGCAGGACCCGAAATGGTCGCTCTTTGTGTGGACCGGCGACGAGTGGGATAGCAGCATGGGCGCGTGGGTCGTGAGCATGGAGGCGGAGCTGACGGCGACCAAGATCACGATCTCGGACGGGACGATCTACGGAGCCGCCGCCACGGCCAACACGCTGACGATCAATTCCCCGGCATCGGCCGATTTTGCAAAGGCGGGATTTCAGGTCGGAGACGCCGTGGAGATCGACGGCCTGACCACGGAGCCGGACAATAACAAGATCGCGATCATCCGCGAGATCGGCTCAAAGATTCTCATCTTTTCGGATTATTGCTTCAAGATCCCGCTGAGCGCCAGCGGCGAGAAGCAGACCTCGTACAGCGAGACGGGGACGATCACGCTGCGGCGCAACGTGCCGGACATGGACATCTGCTTTGAGTTTGAAAATCGCCTCTGGGGCGCGGACAAAAAGGAGATCTTTGCCAGCGCGCTCGGCGATCCGACGAATTTCTACGTTTTTGACGGCTTGAGCACGGACAGCTGGTACGTGGAGCTGCAGACCCGCGGCGAGATCACGGGCGGCGTCGGCTGGCATTACCCCACGTTTTTCCGCGAGGGCTATATCCTGCGGATCTACGGGACGGACGCCACGACATTCCAGACGAGCGAGATCCTCGCACCGGGCGTGGCGCACGGCATGCAGAACAGCCTCGGCGCAGCGGGCGGACTGCTGTTTTACTACTCTCCGCAGGGCATGATGGCCTACGACGGAGATTACCCGCAGGACCTGCAGCAGGTTTTTGGGCCGGGTGAGTACAGAGGCGGCCTCGCACAGAGCGACGGAACGGACTACTACATCCAGCTCAAAAAGCCGGGCGCGGCGCCGCAGAGACTATACCACTACGACGGGCTGCGCGGCATCTGGACCGTGGAGGACAGCCCCGACATCGACAGCATGGCGCTGACGGAGGGCGCGGAGACGCTGCTGCCGTCCATCATCGCAATGACGACCGGCAAGGCGCTGACGACGCTCAAGGGGCCGGGCGGCCCGGAAAACACGGCGGCCGTGGAGAGCTTTGTGGAGTTTGCGGACTTTACGATGGAGTCGCCCAACCGGAAAGCCGTGAGCAAGCTGCTGCTGCGGCTGAGCCTGATGGGCGCGAGCGTGACCGTCAAGATCCAGTATGACAGCAGCGGGACGTGGAAAAGCGTGGCAACGCTGACCGCAGCGGGCAAGCGGAGCTATTACCTGCCGGTCGTGCCGCACCGGTGCGACCATTTCCGGCTCCGCATCGAGGCGACGGGAGAGTGGGCGCTGCACAGCCTCGCCATTGAATACTACGTCGGCAGTGCGCTGCATTAAGGAGGACACATGGACAACGCAAAAAAGACCCTGCACAAGTGGCAGGATAAGCTGGACCGAAACCTGCAGGCCTACGCCGGGGAGCTTGACAAGATGGACGCGCGCGAGGTGCAGTACAAGGGCGGCCACGCGCTGCGGCCGCTGATCGAAAACGGGATCGACGAGCCGACGGACACACCGCACGTCTGGAACATCACGTCGGAGAACATCGAATCGGAGATCGACAACAGTATGCCGACCGGGAAGGTAACGCCGAGCCGCCAGCAGGACAACCTGCTCGGCAAGATGATCGAGGCTATGCTCCTGGACGAGCTCGACCGGCTGCCGGCGGAGCGCATCAACGACCGCGCAGAGCGCACCTGCAAGGTGCAGGGCGGCGTGCTGTATCTCGTGGAGTGGGACAGCGCACAGCGGACGCACACGACCGTCGGCGAGAACAGCATCACGGTGCTGCATCCCAAGCGCTACATCCCGCAGGACGGTGTGGAAGAGCCGGAGGACATGGACTACATGTTTCTCCGCATGCCGCAAACCAAGGGCTACGTCAAGCGCCGGTACGGCGTGGACGTCTCGGACGAGACGGAGGAGGACGCCAGCCTGCGCGGCGAGGAGGCCAGCACGGCCGAGGACCTCGTCACGCTGGAGACGGCCTACTACCGCAACGAGCACGGCGGCGTCGGACGCATCGTCTGGGTGGGCGACACGGTCTGCGAGGAGCTGGAGGACTGCCAGAGCCGCCGCCTGCGCCGCTGCAAAAAGTGCGGACAGACAGAGGCGGACTCGGTCAACTGGAAGATGGTCGGGCCGACCGTAAACGGTGAGTATCCGCAGGGGCTGCCGCCGGAGCGGCGGAGAAAGGACGCCTGCGCCTACTGCGGCGCGCGCAGCTGGGAGGAGACGGACGAGGAAGGACGCTGGATGACCATCGCCGACCTGCGCGAGAAGGGCGTCCGTGAGGATGTGCTGAACCGTCTGCAGGGGATGGCTGCACCGGAGCAGGCTGCGGCAGAGCCGGACTTTACGCCGGACGAGACAGCCGTGGGTGCAGCGGGTAGTTTGACGCCGGAGGCAGAAAACGGCGCAGAGACGATTCTGGGCCCTGAGACGCTGCCTCCGTACAACACGCAGACGCAGGCAGAAACGGAATACTGGGTGCCGTACTATCGCCCGAACATCTACCCCGTCGTGCTGCAGCGGAATGTGACCGCATGGGGAACGTTCCTGGGAGAGAGCGACTGCGACAAGATCCGGGACCAGCAGAACACGGTGAATCACCTGAGCCGGAAGATGATCACGCGCATCTCGAAATGGGGTACGAAGATCGCGATGCCGGACAATCCCGGCCTCCGCATGGACGGCCAGGATCAGGAGCTGTGGTACATGCCGCAGTCCGATCTGGCGCAGGTCAAGCAGTTTGATTTTACCGGCGACCTCGAGTGGCCGTATGCGTACCTCAATCACGTCTACGAGGAGAGCCGCCGGATCCTCGGCATCACGGACTCGTTCCAGGGCAGGACGGACACGACGGCGACGTCCGGCAAGGCCAAGGAGTTCTCCGCCGCGCAGGCGGCCGGCCGCATCGAATCGAAGAAAATCATGAAGAAGGCCGCGTGGGCCGAAATCTTCGAGCGGCTCTTCCGCAACAAGCTCGCCTACTGCGAGGAGCGGCGGAAGATGCACGGCAAGAATGAGATGGACACGGAATGGAACTCGTGGGCGTTTCTGGAGTGCGACGAGGCGGGGGAGCTGTACTGGAACGATCAGTTCCGCTTTTCGTGCGACAACGCTTCCGGCCTGGCCGCGAACCGAGAGGCTATGTGGCAGGAGATCACGCAGCACCTGCAGAGCGGCGCTTACGGCAACCCGAGTGAGCCGCAGACGCTGATCCGATACTGGTCGCAAATGGAAATGCAAAATTACCCCGGCGCGGGGACGATCAAAAAGCTGCTCGAGGAGCAGGCTGCGCAGCAGCAGGCGCAGGCGATGGCCATGCAGTCGCAGCAGGCTATGCAGCAGATGGGTATGCAGCAGGGCATGCAGTAAGGAGGGACCATGCAGTCGCAGCAGGCTATGCAGCAGATGGGTATGCAGCAGGGCATGCAGTAAGGAGGGACCATGCAGTACGGATACAACAAGGATACGGACTACAAAAAGCTGATGGACGACGCGGCCGCGAAGGGCAACTACGCACAGGCAGCGATCTATGAGCAGATGCGTAATGAGAAGATCGCGGGCGAGGGCCTGAACCAGTGGGCGCAGACCAACCAGTACGCCAACTACCTGCAGGGGGCCGGAGCAAATACCGGCTGGAAGAACCCCTATCAGGAGGAGCTGGACGCTGCGATCAAGCGCCTGCAGGAAAACAGCGGCGGGGCCTACAAATGGGACCCCGAAAACGACACGGCCATGCAGGAGTACCGCAAGACCTACCTGCGCGAGGGCGACCGGACGATGCGCGATACGCTGGGAGCCTACGCCAAGCAGACGGGCGGCCTTGCCTCCACGCAGGCCATTGCGGCGGCCAGTCAGGCGGCAGACAACTACAAGGCGCAGCTGGCCGACAAGGTCCCGGAGCTGGAGCAGCAGGCATACAACCGTTGGTACAACGAGCAGCAGACGGCCCGGCAGGATCAGTACAACTACCTCTCGGCCATCATGAACGCGGGCAGCGCCGCGCAGAGCGAATACAGCCTGCGCATCAATGAGGCGCTCAACCGCTGGCAGCAGCTCGGCTATGCGGACGATCAGGTGTCGAGCGTGCTTGGCGTGGGCGTGGGGACGCCGACGACGGACCAGAGCTACCAGAACTGGCAGAAGATGCAGGCGCAGCAGGACGCCGACTGGCAGCGGGAGCAGTGGCGCTACCAGCAGGAACTGGACAAGTACACCCAGAACGAGCAGCAGCGCCAGAACGCCTATAACCTCGCCATGACGATGCTGCAGCTGGGCCAGATGCCGAGCGCGGAGATGCTGGCACAGGCCGGGATCAGCGGCGAGGACGCGAAGCGCATCCTCGCGGGCGTGCAGGCGCAGAGCGGCGGGTACAGCGGCGGCTCCGGCGGCTCCGGCGGAAGATCCGGCGGCGGCTCGTACAGCTCCGGAGGCGGGGGCGGGAGCGGATCGGGAAGCGGGGGCGGGACAACGGGAGGCACAGACGGGAATACGCCGACGATTGCAGACAGCAGCCAGCTCAGCGCGCTGGGGCAGCAGTATTACCGGGATATCGTCAGCTCGTCGAGATATCCGCGCAGCGCAGAGGATCAGTACGCGGCGATGGAATCGATCTTTAACCGGATCACGCAGGACTATAACGCCGGGCATCTGACGCTGGCGGAGAAAAACTATCTCGCCTCGCTTTGGGGCGTGAACTAAGGAGGAGCCTATGCCGAGGGACGCAATGGCCGAATGGCTGGCGAAACGGAATGCAGAGAAAGCTGCGCAGCGCGCGACCCCGGAGCACGGGGCCGTGCGTCAGGCGCAGATCAAGGTAGATCAGATCCTGGAGCAGGCGAAGAAAACGACGACGGCGTTGACCGGGGTAAAGACGGGAAAAACGGAAAAGTCCTCTACGCCGGTACGGCAGGAGGAGGGGCGCGACGCAATGGCCGAATGGCTCGCGGCGCGCAAAGAATCCAAGGTGCAGCAGATCGCGGAGCAGGGAAAGTACGCTGTGCGAAATGTGGGGGCGCTGTACAAGGCTGCGACCGGCATGTGGGGCGAGCTGAGAAAGGCGAACGAATGGCAGGGGCTGGGCGTGGATGCCGGGATCCGTCAGGGGTATCAGGCACGCGTGCCGGTGCGGGGCGGCAGCCAGCTGCAGCAGCAGGCGGAGAATGCCCTGCAGATGGACAAGACCGGGCCGTACCGCCAGAGGCTGACGAGAGTCCGCGGGGAATCGCTTGAAAAGCTGTTCACAAACAGCCTGAACCAGAACCAGACGGCGGAGCAGCACGGCCAGACTATCCGGCAGGAGCTGCAGGAGCTGCGGACGGCCGGGGAAAGCGGAACGGACGCCGCAGCCGCGAAGGAAAAGTGGGACGACGTGGCCAGCCGCCTGTATTATCTGGCATACAGCCAGAGCATGAGCGCCGACGAGTACAACAAGCTCGTGAGCGACGTGTATGACGCCTACGACGCATACCGAAGCGGGGTCAAGGGCCGGAGCTTCGGCCAGCGCGAGCAGAAGTGGACGGACGCACTGCGCGGGCCGGTGATGGGTGACGAAAACTACACCGCAGCGGGGAAGGCGCAGCAGAACGCCATGCTTGCCGCAGCGGGTGGCATACCGACCGACCGGAACACCTTTGGCTATGAGCTGCGCTACAACCAGAGCACGACGCGCGAAAACATCCAGTACAAGAGCGTCGACCAGCTGCTTGACGCAGCGGGCAAGCATGTGGATCCGCAGGCGGACGTGACGAGCCAGTCGCAGGGCGCGGCGACGGACGCTGCGATCTTTGGGTACCTCGCCAACGTGGCCATGACGCAGGAGCAGTACGACCGGTACATGCAGGTGCTCGACCGATACGCCAAAAACGCTCCGGCGACACGGGCCGTCAGCGGATACGGGACAAGCGACGTGGTCAGCCAGCTGGAGACCTACCGCCAGCAGCGCGAGGCCAACGGCCTGCGCGCGAATGAGAAGGGTGCGGAGGATGCGCTCAACAGCTACCCCGAGATGTCGGCGGGTTCCTTCCTCGACCAGGTGGCGAGCGGATCGGAGAGGGCGCGCGACAACCTGTTCCAGAAGTATCCGGCCGGGCTGGAGCAGCTGCTCGTCCGCGGAGGAGGCTACGCCGGGAAGGCGCTGGGCAGCCTGCTCAACGGCTTCGGCGCGTTTGAAAACGATCTGGGCGATTACTTCGCCGAGGGCGGCGAGGAAAACATCAACTACCAGAATCCGGAATGGCAGGAGGCCAAATATCAGGACTGGGTGCGCGGGCGTGAGACGTCTGACCTGCTGCAGAACGGCGGCAAGTTTGAACGCTGGGCGGCGGAGCAGATCTCCGGCCTGACGACGGCCGCGCTGGAAATGGCGGCCGCCTCCACAATTGCCGGAGCGGCGACGGGGACGATGGCTAATTTTGCGGGTGGTAGCCGACAGGTATCACCGCTTGTGACGAACGCGGCTACAAAGGCTGAGAAGTTCGCACAGATGGCCAGACAGGGCAGCAACATCGTGACGAGCAGCTTCGCGGCGATCAACTCCTACGGCGAGGCAGAGAGCAACGGGGATGCGAGAGGCGAGCAGTTTATCCGCTTCGCCGCGGGCGGCCTTTTGGAATATGGCACAAACATGCTCTTCGGCGGAAACCCGCTGATCGACGCCGGGGACACCGGAAAGGTGACGGAGCTTGTCTACAAGATGACCAACAACGAGACGATCCGAAAGATCGTTTCATCCGCGGCATTTGATCGCATCGGCGAGGGCCTCGAAGAGGTGGCCTCTGCGATCGGCTCGGCCGCGCTGGACTATGCGCTGACCGGCGAGGCAAACCTGAGCTGGGACGAGCTGCGGGATGAGTTTATCTCCGGCTTTGCGCTGGCGATGATCCTGAGCATCGGACCGGACACGGCCGAAGTGCTGGCCAAAAACGACCACGAGGGCAACGCCAAGCGCATCACGATGTTCGACGCGGCAGCGCAGAGCGACCGCGGCGAGCTGAACCTCCAGATGGAGAAGTACGCCGTCGAGTTTCTGGCGGGCGACGAGGATCTGATGCTTGCCAACGGATGGGACCATGTGCAGCGCAGCGCAGCCAAGAAGAGCTGGGCGCAGGCCGTGAACGAGTACAACACGGTATATCGGAATCTCGTGGATGCCGAGGCATACTGGTCCAAGACCGGCGCGGGGAAGGCATACCGGGGGACGGATGCCGAGCGCGTGATCGCGGATGCGAGAGGGAGCATCGAAGGCGTAGACGCCAAGACCTTCTCGGAGGAGACGCTGGAGGAGAATGTGCGACAGATCCGGCAGGCATGGGACAGTGCAGAGGAGAACGCAGCGAATTTTGCGATGACCGGCCGCATGGATGCAGAGATCGCGAAAATGGCCCGGACGGCCGAAAGCTATCTTGACAAGGCCGTGCAGGATGGCACGATGGATGCCATGACGGCCCTGAACCTCCGAAACGAGCTGAGCATGATCAACGAGGGCGCGACGGCGAACCTGCAGGCGTATCTCAACGCGAGATACGGAGAGGGGACGCCGAAGGCCGAGACACAGCAGGAGCCCGTGCAGGAGGCTGCGCAGGGCGTCAACACCATCCGCGCGGAAGCGGAGAACAACGCCGCCGTGAATGCGGCAGAAACCGGAGGAATCGACAATGGCAGAACGGAGATTTTTGATGGAGGCAGCCAACGGGATGCAGGTTTGGGTACCGGAGAGCAGACTGGAGGCATGGCAGCAGGAGCAGCTGCGGCAGAAGCAGAGCGGCGGAACGCTTACGCCGGAGCAGGAGAAAATGGTCCGGCAAATCGTCGAGCGAATCTACGGCCCGAAGACGCAGCAAGAGCAGAACGACTGAACCGTTACGCCAGCCTGCAGAGCGGCACCAGCCTTGCGCAGCTCGTGCGGGGCGGATCGGATGCCGTGACGCTGGCCGTGATCCCGGAGAGCATGTATGACGACGGGATGCGGGCGGCAAAGCAGGCTGGGGCGGAGCTCGGCGTGGACGTCGTCTTTGTGCGCGGATCGATGGCCATGCAGCGGGGAGATCAGCTGATGCGCATCAATGGCGTGTATGACGCGGCGGCAAAGCGCGCCGTCGTCAGCGCGACGGATATCCAGTACGACGGCGGGCAGCTGGCGCAGCATGAGCTGTTTCATGTCCGGGCAAACAAAAACCCGGCCCTCGTGCAGCAGGCGCTGCAAAAGGTCCGGGAGACGTTCGGCGAGGAAGCATTTGAGCAGGTGGCGCGCGAGTATGTGCAGAGCTACAGCGGGGCCTACCAGAGCATGGAGGACGTTTACGAGGAGGTCCTCGCAGACGCCTACGCCGGCATGAACCGGTTCCGCGAGGGCGCGACGCAGTTCACGGAGGCTGTGCAGAGCGAAGTGCAGCAGAGCGAGCGGGCGTCCGAACCGGCGCAGACCTCGCAGGAGACGAGGGGGAGCCCGGAGGGGAGATTCTCGCTTGCCGGGCAGAAGGCCAGAACGGCGAACTCGCAGACGCTGCAGCTCGCCGAGCAGATGGAGCAGGAGGGCGCGAGCCGCGAAGAGATCTGGAAGGAAACCGGATGGACGCGCAGCATGGACGGCCAGAGCTGGCGCTTTGAGATCGATAACAGCGAGGCGGAATACCGCGGCGGCGGAGATGCACAGTTCCGAAAGGATCATGCCGACTATGCGGAATATCAGGACCTGCTGCAGAAGATGTTCGAGGGCACGATCAGGGAAAGCGAAATGCAGCGCATGGAGCAGTTGGATGATATCTGGAGCGGAGAGTATGCGCGGCTGCGAGAGCGAGTAGAAAGCGGGAACGCAACGCTTGCGGACGTGCTGCAGCATGACTCGCTCTATGAGGCGTACCCGGAGCTGCGGGACGTCAAGGTCCGGCTGGAGAGCGACACAGGAAGCAAGAACGGAAGCTATGACCCGCGAACAAACACAATTACAATCTCCGAGGACAAGCCGGGAGACAGCGCAAAAGTCGGGACCATGCTGCACGAGATCCAGCACGCGATCCAGCAGATCGAGGGCTGGGAAAGCGGAGCAAGCCCGGAGTACTGGGCGGCACGCGAGTATGAGAGCGGCGACACGGCAAGCGATCGCGCGCAGGAGCTTTACAGCAGGATCCTCAACAGCCTCGACAAGGCAGACCAGAACAAGGTGATCCGCTACAACGAGCTGGACCGCGAGATGGAGGCGACGTTTACGGCAGACCCGGAAAGCGAGGCCGGGAAGCGGTACGCGAAATACGAGGCAGAGCAGGACAAGCTGTATGAGGAGCTCTACAAAAACGAGTGGTTCCGGCGGCTGCTTGACCTTCAGCGGAAGATGGAGAACCCGCAGTCCGCGTATTACGAGATGTACCTCAACACGGCGGGAGAGATCGAGGCGCGCAACGTGTCCGAGCGATACCGCATGGCGCAGGAAGAGCGAAGAAAAACCGCGCCGAAGGGCGCGGATGAAAACACGCTGTTCCGTGGGGCAGGAGGTATCTCTGCAGAGATCAACGAGCAGTACAAGAGCGAACTGGAGAGATGGGACAAAGAAGGCCGCAACGGGAACGAGCGGCTGATATTGGGAACGACAGGCCCGATTCTGCAGAATCTGGGAGCAGAAAACGGGAACATCTACCTGAACGGGTGGAAGATATCCAAGATCATGCGCACCCACAAGGAAATGAGCTTGCAGACATTTGAGGCGCTACCGCAGGTGCTGGAAAACCCGTCGCTCGTGCTGGCAAGCCGAGCGGTGCGAACACGTGGCGCAAACACCCGGCTCGTCATGTTCGGCGATGTCCGCGCAGAAAACGGGAAAGCCGTGCAGGTCGTGCTGGACCTGCTTCCGGCGGAAGGCGGATACAGGCTCGATGGGATGCAGAAGGTAAACAGTGCATACACGAAGGATGGGGGCAGACTCTCGTTGGAGGACAGCGACGTGCTGTACACAGACGCAAAAAGAGCCGCCCAGGTGCTTCGGTCGCTGGGCTACCGAAGCGGTAGCCCAGACGGTTTGCACAAGGGCGGCTATATTGGAAGTATAGCATATGACGCCGACGGTGTCAAGATATCCGGAGAAAAATTTACAAGCGTGATTGGGCCGCTGCAGAAATTCTCCGTGCAGGAGGAGCTGCAGGACATCCGCGAGAACGGCATCCGCGGGAAGGAACTGGCAAGCGAACGGGAGGAGACGCAGCCGGAGGATGTGCTCGGGTATGCGGACGACATGGGCGAGCCGGTCCTGAGCGAGAGTTATTTCCGGGACTGGGTGCAGCAGCAAACGAACGCCATGCCGCAGGGGTTTGTATGGGGCAAGGACGTGCCGTTTTACTCGCAGACGACGGACCTGTCGCCCAAGCAGGCCGTGGAGCTGCTGGAGGCCGTGACCGGGAAGCGCTGGCGCGTGGAGCCGCGCAAGAACGGCGGCTGGCGCGCCGTGGAGACGGACTTTGCGGCCAAGCAGGGCATGTACACCCCGCAGGAGGCGGCGAACCGCCTGAACGCAGCCAAGAAGGCCAGAGCGGACGCGGACGCAGCAGCATACCGAAACGGAGAGGCCCCGGCAAGGGCGACGACCGTGGCGGCCGAGGGCGTGGCAAAGGACAGCTTCCGCGCGACCCCGGCGCTCGACAAGATCGGCGTCAAGATCGACATGGGCGTGACGGACTACCGGACGACCAAGGAGATGCGGCAGCGGGCCGAGGCGGAATACCAGACCGACAAGCTGATCTCCAAGGCGGAGCGCCGATGGGGCGCGACGGCGCTCGAAAAGAACTTCGCGCGCGACATCGCGGCCGGGCGGTACTCCTACGCCGACATCCCGGACACGGCAAGGTGGGACACGGTGACGGACCTCGCCAACCTGTACATCGACAAGCGCATGCTCGGCGAGGACCTGCGGCTGCAGCGCAAGTACGCGATCCGCGATGCGCTGCTCTACAAGGCCATGGAGCTGCTGCCGGACGAGCTGGAGCTGATGAGCGATCCGGGCGGCTTTGACAAGGAGGCTCTGCTCGTACTCAACTACCGGACGCCGCAGCGATCGATGCTCAAGATGTTCGGAGACAAGCGCGGCGAGGAGATCAACCGGTATTACTTTGATCCGGTGACGCGCAACGAGGCCGAGAGGCTGCGCTGGATGAACCGGCAGCTCGACGCGGTGCGCGAGTTCCAGGGCGAGGGAGACAAGGCCAAGGGCCTGAACAAGGCCGAGAGTGCCTACGTCCACATGGCCCTCGACATCGAGGCGACCGTGCAGCGGATCAACCAGTCGCCGAACAAGGCCGCGATTCAGAAGGCCGTGACGGAGCTGACCAAGATGGAGACCGCGCAGAAGGCCAGCCCGGACGCGGAGGCCAGAGAGGCGGAGATCCAGCGCGTGGCGACGGAGCTCGACCTGAACGCCGCAGAAAGCAAGTGGGCGCAGCAGTACGCACAGTTCCTGACGCAGAAGGACGGCATCAAGGGCGAGATCGACGAGAAGAAATGCGCGGCGGCCGTGAAGCAGTACCGGCAGCTCTTTGACGACTACTACAACGCCATTGCGGATTTCCTCGTGTCGCATGGTGACGAGCCGATCGGCAAGATCGACTACTACGCGCCGCACCTGAGCACGGCAGACAAGGTCAACCTGCTCAACCAGGCGTTCGAGGCGCTGGGCTTTAACGCCAGCGCAACGAGGCTCCCGGCGGAGATCGCGGGCAGGACGGAGGACTTCCGGCCGAACAAGCGCTGGACGCCGTTCTTCCAGAGCCGCGAGGGGACGCAGACCGAGTACGACATCGTGCACGGGTTTGAGAGCTATGTGACGTACCTGTCCGACGTGCTGTTCCACACGGACGACATCCAGAAGATCCGCGCGCTGGAAAATTATACACGCCTCGGCGGCAAGAACGACTTCAAAAATTCGCTGGCGGAGGCGATCGAGCTTTCCCGCAGCGGGCAGCGCGACGAGAAGCTGGACTTTTTGCGGGAGCTGAAGCGAGTCGATGATTTTGCAGAGCCGACAACGGCGGAGATCAACAAACAGCTTGACCAGTATATCGCCGAGCTGTTCGCCGCAGAGAAAAACAATACGCGGTATTCCGATCTTGCCGTATGGCTGAAAAACTACGGCGACGTGCTGGCAGGGAAGCAGTTCGGCGGAGACCGCGGGGCAGAGCACAGAGGCGGACGCGGCATCCTGAAGCTCGGCACACAGCTCACGCAGGCGTTTGCGAGGGCCAATGTTGCGGGCAACGTCTCGTCGGCCGTCAACCAGATCGCGCAGCTGCCGACGATCCTCGGTGAGCGGAGCAAGCGCTCCATCGCACAGGCGACGGCGGAGTTTGCAACCGGGAAGCTGCGGCAGTTCCAGATGGACAGCGATTTCATCACGGGCAAAAAGGGCGTGGATTATATCTCCAACACCTTCGCGGACTCGTTTATGTCCGGCATGTTTAAGCCGGCCGAATTCGTCGACACGATGATGTCGACGATCGCGGCCAGAGCGGCATACCTCGACGCGATCCGTGACGGCAAGACGCACGAGGAGGCCATGCGGGCGGCAGACGCCTACGCACGCTCCATCATGGGCGACCGCACCAAGGGCGCAAAGCCGCTGATGTTCCACTCCAAAACGCCTGTTATGCAGATGGTCAACATGTTCCAGATCGAGGCGCTCAACAGCTGGGAACATGTGTCGCAGGATCTCCCGCGGCAGTTCCGGCAGATCGCGGCGGAGAGCGGAAAGGCCAAGGCAGCGCGCGTGCTCAGCAGCGTGATCCTGAAGACCGTGCTTGCGGCCTTTGTGGTCAACCGCGTGACGGAGGAGCTTTACGGAGGGACTCCGGCCCCGTTCGATATCATCGGCATGTCCATGAATTTCATCGCATCCGGCGAGGGACTGACCACCAACGACTGGATCCGATACATGCTCAACAAGGCAAGCAACGCCATGTTCGGCGTCGACCTGTTCGACGACGTTCCGACGCCGCAGGAGGGCTTTGACTGGGGCAACGCTGTGGAGGACACGCTGTATAACATCAGCAATGAGGTACCGTTCCTTTCCAATCTCTCCGGCATGGTCGGCGTGGGAGACAGAACTTTGATGATGCCGGACCTGTTCGGCAAGGGCAAAGACCTGTGGGACGCAGCCACAGAGCACGGCTTGATCTCTCCGGAGAGCGGAGAGGCACTGCTCGGGCTTGTGACGCAGGCGATCCCCGGCGGGCGGCAGATCAACAAGACGTACTCCGGCATCAAAACGATCGTCGAGGGAGGACGGACAAAGGGCTTCGGGGACAAGGAGCGGCTGCAGTATCCGGTCGAACGGAACGTTGGGACGGCGCTGCAAAACATCCTCTTCGGGCCAAACGCGACGCCGCAGGCAAATGCCTACTGGGCCTCCGGGCTTTCCAGCCTGTCGACCAAGGACACGCAGACGTGGCAGACGTTATCCAAGGACGGGGCAGACCCGATCGAGACCTACAACCTGCTGCATGAGTTTATCAAGATCAACGCAGACGACACCCTGACGTCCGATCAGGCGCAGCGGGATATCCGGGACGCCATCAACAACTCCGGCCTGACCGACGAGCAAAAGGCTTACCTGTTCCGGCAGGAGTTCGGCCGGAGGAACAAGGAGACCGGCGAGTATGAGCACGCAACGGACGCCATGTTCGAGACCCTGATGGACGAGGGCGTGAGCTGGGACGGCGTGACGCAGTTTTACAACAAGCTCATGCAGGCGGACGGGGACGAGAATCTCTCCACCAACGACAAAAACCGGCAGAAGCGCACCGCGATCCGGGAGCTTGACGTGCGGGACAGCGTTAAGGCATACATCTATGCCGAGGTGTTCGGCGTGGCCGACAAGGAGACCGGCGCGAAGTCGACCTCGAAGGATGAGGTTTTCGCCAACATGATGGACGCCGGGATGAGCTGGGATGACGTGATGGACGTGTACGAGGAGTACCGGACGCTGTACGAGGACGAGAGCCTCAGCAGCAGCCAGCAGGCCTCCGAGTTTGCATACTGGCTCGACCAGCACAACATCAAGGGCAAAAAGCGGGAGGCGATCCGGAACGGCCTCAAGTATTACCAGATGTTTGCGCAGGAGGCGGAGCGCTACACCAACCTGACGGAGGCCGGGCTGAGCGCGACCGACGCCAAAAAGGTCAGCGACAAGCTGGCCAGCGCAAAGGGGACCGGCGAGAACGGGCAGCTCACGACCAACGACAAGGTGGACGTGCTGCTCAAGCAGAACCTGACGGACACCAGCCTCTACAGGGCGCTGAGCACCGTGCTGAGCGAGGAGACCTACGACAAACTGACGGAGGCAAGAAGCGGCGGAATCGGCGCAAAGATCTGGATGCAGTACTGGCAGAAAAAGGCCGAACTGAGCGCGGACAAGGACGCGAACGGGAAATCAATCAGCGGATCGAAAAAGGCGAAGATCCTTGCACTCATCAACAGCCTGCAGCTGACGGCGGAGCAGAAAGACCTGCTATACCGGGCGGAGGGCTACGCAGAGCGGGACCTGTACAGGGCTCCGTGGCATTAACAAAATACCGCACAGCGGGGGAGGGCGAAAGCCCTCTCCCATTTTTATGCACAGGAGGGGGAACTATGTCAAAGGGCAGGATGCAGGCGGGGAGCTGCACGGCCGGGATGCGGCGCGAGGAGGTAGAGGCACTGATCCGGGCGGCGAACCTTGGGGAGGAGGACAGCTACATCGCGCGGCGGTGCCTGATCGATCAGGTGGCGCAGCTGGACATTGCGTTTGAGATGGAGGACAAATTCGGGCAGGGGATGACGCGGAGCACGGTGTCCCGCCGGATGCAGGGGATCGAGCGGCGGCTGCACACATTGCGGGCACAGACGCGACGGAAACGGGCACAGCGCAGAGGCTGAGACGGTATGATATATCCATCAAAGACAGGAGGCGGAGACAATGGCATATCCCTATCAGACCGGGTACAATCAGGTGATGCCGCCGGCATACGGCGGGTACGGACAGCAGCCGATGCAGCCGCAGGGGCCGATGTGCCGGATGGTATCGAGCCGCGAGGAGGCAAGCTCGACGCCGGTGGACTTTTCCGGCAGCCTGATGGTGTTTGCGGACATCCAAAACAACCGCATCTACACCAAGCGCTGGGACGCTGCGGCGGGCGCTGCACGCTTTGGGGAGTATATTCCCGCGCCGCCTCCGCAGCCCGCGCAGAACGGCACACAGACCGCGACAGACCCGGTGCTGACGATGCTGCAGCAGATGCAGGCGCAGCTTAACGGCATCAGCGAGCGGCTCACTGCCGCAGAAAAGAAGGAGGAACCGGCAGAATGAATCCGCTCATGATGATGATCCAGATGGCGCAGCGGGGCCGGAACCCGCTGGGTGCCCTGCAGCAGATGGGCGCGGGACCTCAGCTCCAGCAGATGCAGCAGATGCTGGCGGGCAAAAATTATAACCAGCTCCTCCAGATGGCGGACAACGCCGCGCGGGAGCGCGGTACGACGGTAGAGCAGATGGCACAGCAGCTGGGGCTGCCCTTCCGTCGGTAAGCATATCCACTCGGTTTGCGGATCCTGAGAAAAGCCGCGCAGCAAGGACTCACCGGGCGCGCGCGGCCCGTGGGATCATAAATAACTGAGGAGGATATAACAATGGCAGATGATTTTGGCATGGGGTATGCGCTGGGCGCTGACTCCGGCAACCGCAACAACAACGATATGTTTGGCGGCGGCTCGTGGTGGATTGTGATTATCCTGTTTGCCCTGATCTTTGGCAACAACTGGGGCAACAACGGCAACAACGGGGCCGGTATGGCGGTGCCGTATCTCAGCGGCATCGACACGCGGCAGGCAGTCAACGACGGCTTTGTGACGGCAGAGATCCAGAACGGCATCCGCGGGCTCCAGAACGGCCTGTGTGACGGCTTCTATGCCATGAACACCGGCATGCTCAACGGGCAGATCGCGATGCAGCAGGGCTTTAACGCCACGCAGATGGGCATGATGCAGGGCTTTAACGGCGTGCAGGGCCAGATCTGCGACCTCGGAGCGAGACAGCAGCAGTGCTGCTGCGAGACGCAGCGCCTGATGGAGCGCGGCTTTGCCGACACCAACTACAACCTCGCGACGCAGAGCTGCGACATCCGCAACACCATCCAGAGCACGGCCCGCGACGTGATCGACAACGCCAACGCCAACACGCGCAGCATCCTGGACTTTATGGTCAACGACAAGATCTCGACCCTGCAGCAGGAAAACCAGACGCTCCGTCTGGCCGCCTCGCAGAGCGAGCAGAACGCCGTGCTCAAGGCCGCAATGGACGCCAACACGGCAGAGCTGATCCGCCGGACCGGCAACTCGACGCCGCAGCCGACGTACCTGGTACAGAACCCGCATGCGGCGTACTGCGGCGCAGGCTGCCAGCAGGGCTACGGCTGCTGCTGACGGGATGAGAGATCGGGGCGGCAGCTGCCGCCCCTGAGCAAAGGAGGATATACCATGGCATGCAACAACGTGTGTAAGCTGTGCCGCCGTCTTGTGATCTCGCAGGCCGTGACGTTTGCTGACGGCGTGTTGACGATCAACCTGCCGGCCGGGAGCTACAACGACGGCGAGAAATACTGTCTCGTCGTGGCGCAGACGATCCCGACGACGGCGACCATCACGGCTCCGGTCGTGGTGACGATCGGCAGCGGGACAGTGCAGTATCCGCTGACAAGCTGCGGCTGCGCACAGTTGACCGCCTGTGCGATCCGCACGCGGACAAAGTACAGCACGGTGCTCAACACCACCGCGACGGGCGGCAGTTTCCGGCTGCTGGGCCGCGCGGCCTGCGCGCCGAGCAGCAATCTGGCGAGCGTCAACGGCACGGCGCCGACGGCATAAGGAGGGACGATATGGACGCCAGGACAAAAATGATGTTCTACCGCCGCGGGAGCGGCGAGGAGGAACGCAGAGACCGGCCGGAGGGCCGATTCCGCGACGGGCGCGGACGCGAGCGATACAATGACGGCCGCTATGCGCCGCGCAGCGACGGCGACTATGATCGCCGCTACCGCGACGAGCCGATGGGCCGCCGGTACGACATCGAGCCGAGAGGCGGCGGCCGAAGCCGCGAGCCGGGGCGCCGGGAGATGGGGCATATCGGATTCGAGCAGCAGCAGGACGATGACGACCGTCTGTCGTGGGAGGAGGCCGAGAAGTGGGTCGGCGGTATGAAAAACGCCGACGGCACGGTCGGCGCGAAGTGGGCACCGGACCATGTGCTCAAGATGATGCACGAGCGCGGCATTGACTGCGACCCCGTCGAATTTTGGTGCGCAATGAATGCGGTGTACAGCGATTTTTGCGAGGTACTCATGGACCACGGCTGCACCGGGACGGACCTCTACCTCGATCTCGCCAAGGCGTGGCTCGAGGACAAGGACGCCGTGCCGGACAAGGCGCGCGTGTACTACGAGTGCATCGTGGAGTGACACAAAAACAGCCCCGGCAGGAGACTGCCGGGGCCTTTTGTGCACCGAATGAGCACCGAGAATTTTGAGAATTTGAAAATTGAGGTCGGAGAAAGTTGGAGTTTGAGCAATGTAAAGAGAGAAAATGAGATGCGTTGAGAGGCAGAAAGAGAAAGAAACAGAAAGATGAATAAAAGTTGTTGTTGATGAGCATCAACAAAAAAAGAGAGGATAAAAAACGCAGAAACCATTGAAAACACAAGGGTTCCGGCGTTTTCGGAGATGGAGCATAAGAGGGAGAACACCGAAAAAACACCGAAAATCACGGGGTGGTTAGAGGAGAGAGCTGGACGGTGTCAAGAACGGTGATCGCGCGGTCCTGCTCGCGAGGATACAGGTGGGAATAGGTGTCCCAAGTCTCCTTGACATTGGAGTGGCCGAGGCGGCGCGCGACCTCCTGGATATTGATGCCATTATTAACGAGCAGGGAGGCGTGAGAGTGCCTGAAATCATGGAGGCGGATCTGCGGGAGTCCTGCGCCGCTCGCATAGGCAAGCTTGTGCCTGCGGACAGTATACGCCACGAGATGCGAAGGACCGCCGCAGACGAGGAAGTCCGGAGAAAAACCGGGCATGCCGCGCTGAAAACGGATGTGCGCCTGCAGCTCCTCGAAAAGGGGGGCGGGGACGCCAATATCGCGGACAGAGGACTCCGTTTTGACAGGCCCCTCCCCATACCGATCGGAATAAGTGCGGCGGATACGGATCAGGCGGGCCGGGAAGTCGATATCCGTCCAGTGAAGGGCGAGGACTTCGCCGGGCCGCATGCCGGTATAAAATGCGACGACGAAAAACATCATGTATTGCCGCTCTTGGATGGGATTTTTTGCAATGGAAACGGCGGCGGCTGCCGATGCGTAAAAACGCTGAAATTGCTCTGCGGTATAGAATTGGAAATCGTGCTGCGGGGCGTCTGGCATGGCCTTGCGTCGGCAGCGGAGCCGCCCGAAGGGAGATGTTGGGATGATGCGGAGTTCGACGGCGCGCGCGAACATGGATTTTGTAATTGCGTAGACCTCGGAGATGGTATTGGTGGCGAGGCCCTTACTGTGCAGGGACGACACCCAATCGGCAACGTGCCGTGGGGTGACGGCGCGCATACGCAGCGGGCCGAAAAATGGGATAGCGTGCGTGCGCAGGCGGGCCTCATGCGTGGCGAGCGAGGATGCACGCACTTCGTTCGATTTGTATTTGAGATACTGCTGGGCAAACTCGGCGACGGTGAGGCGGTCGTCGGCGGTGGGGGCGGGGGATTTGGCCTCGGCGCTGAGCTGCCGCTCCATCTCGGCTGCCTCGGCCTTGCCGTAGACGATGCGCTCGATCCGGCGGTAGGCTCCGGTGTCGGGATCGGTATAATTGACGCGGACGCGATAGCCCTGCAGGCCGTCGCGCTTTTTTTGTATTTTTGTGATCGGCATAGCAGACTCTCCTTGGGGAAATCAGCTGCGGAACCAGCCGACGTGGGGGTTGCACAGGTCAAAGGCCAGTAAAAAGGCAAGGACGGCGACCAGAGCAAGGCAGATAAGGCCGAGGGCGTAGCAGATGTGGGAGCGGTAACGGGCGAGGCGCTCGAGTGCGGCGATGCGGGCGTCCTTTTCGGCGAGGAGGGCATCGCTGGGCTGCGCAGCGGGTGCGTCTTCGGGCGGCGGGAGCAGGTCGGGGAGGACGTCGGACAGCGGGACCTCAGCAGCGGCGACGAGGTCGACGACTGTCTGCAGGCCGGGGTTTTCGGTGCAGCCGGAGAGGATGCGGGAGATCGTGCTGACGGGGACGCCGGAGCGCTCCGCCCACGCGGTGAGGGTGAGGCCGGACTTTTGCTTGACAGCATTGAGCCGGTCACAGATCTGTGGCATATGGTGTCGCCTCCTGACGATTGCAGTTTTGGGTGTGGATTTTTGCAAAAAGCGGGCGCAGTTCCCGGTTCTGGCCATGGCTTCCCGCGGCGGGGCGTGGTACGATGCGGGTGCAAAGGGGGCGCGACGGATGGAGCGATGGATCAAGTACCGGTTTGTGCGGGAGTACCGGCGGATGCGGCCGGACGGGAGGAAGCGCGTGGAGCGAGCCAGAGATGAGTTGAGGCTGGCCGCCTGTGGGGGACGGCCAGCCTCGGAGGAGATAGTACAGCAGTTCCTGCGGCTGCCGCCGGAGGGGCGGCGGGAGGTGCTGGACGTGCTGGAGATGTGTGTGCGTCAGGGATTGCAATGCCCGCAAGGGGAATATCCGGCCGCCCGAGCCTCTTCGGCGGAGCTGTAGTAGGCCCGATTCTGCTCCTCCGGGAGATAGCTGCAGGTAGAGCGGTGGAATTTGCCGGTAGAGGTATTGGCAATGTATGATGTGCCGGTCGGCTCGGAAGCGCGAGCCGCAAGCCATTCTGCCATCGCGTCCCGGCCAGTTTCGGGCTGCCGCTCGGCGACGCGATATGCACTGAGCTCCTTCTCCAGCTCGTTGATGCGGGGCTGCATGTACTGTTTCCCCTCAAGGTAGCCTTTGTTCCGGCCAGCGGAATACCCGATATCCTTGCCTTTAGCCTTCCCGGCGGCGTAGCCGCGATCATAGGCGGGGCCTATGGCATCGTTTCCGCCCTCGACGTAGCCGGTGGCGTGGCCGGAATCATAGCCGCGCTGATAGACGGAGCTATCCGGCTCGGCGGTGGCGAGAACAATGATGAGCACGACGGACAGGATCAGGGACAGGGCCGTGACAATGTTTTGCACTATGCGGCGGCGCTTTGCAGCGGGGGATGGATAATCAGGCATAAGCAACACTCCTTTCAAAGTGAGTATACCATAAAGCGGAAGGAGATATCAAGCGGCACATTGCACAAATAACAGAGTGTAAAATGCACAAAATGCTAGAATTCGGGGGGAGGGGCAACCCTTACGACGGAAAAGGAGGAAACAAGATGGACATTTTGGCAGAGGTGATCGGGGAGCTGGCGCACCTGACGGAGGCGGAGCTTTACAGTTTGCTGCAGTTTCTTCGGGCGCTGCGGCGCAATTCTCGTTTGGAATATGAAAACGATGCGCTATAATATAGGCAGGGGCGCAGGGTAGTAAGCGTTTATCGATTCTTTCTTTCGTTTTCAGTGCACAAAAATCTCCTTTCTTTTTGCAAAACAGGACCGCATCCGTTAGCAGACCGGGTGCGGTCTTGTTTTTTTCGGCAGAATCGGGCAGCGCGGCCGGGGGTGCGGAGGTGCACCAGAGCACTCAAGCTGCAGAATGGGTGCGTACCGGGCGCTCAATGAGCGCCGCTACCGATGGTGCCTACAGGCCGGTGCGGGGCGCGGGTGCGGAGCCGGGAGGGGCATGCCCGGCCCCTACAGATGCCCTATCGGATCGGGCATAGCAAAAGCCCGCAGCGGGTGCTGCGGGCTTTGCGCTATTTGCCGGGGTCGTCGGCGCGGCGGGCAAGGATTTCCGTCATAAAGTCGGCCAGCTTAGGCCAGAACTCCGGCGGGAGGTCGGCCAGCGCGAGCAGGAAGTCCCGGCGAAGGTCGCCCGGCGGGGCCTCCGACAGGCTGCGCGCGAGGTCGAGGATCTCCTGCCGGAGGGTCCGCTGGACGTACATCTCGCCCTGCCCCTCCCGCAGCCAGAGCTCCGAGACGCCGTAGACTCGACAAATGTCGAGGATCGTCCGATCGGAGGGCTGCCTTGCGCCGGTGCAGATGCCGGACACATAGGGCTGGCTGAGATGCAGGGCCTCAGCAAATTTTGTGCGGGTAATATTTTGGGCGGCGATGACCTGCGCAATGCGGTCATTGATCGTGCCGGACATGGTATCACCTCCTCTCGCAATTAGAATAGCACAGCAGGAGGCGCAAGTCAATAAAGAATATTGCTAGGGCATAAAATAGGGGTTGACAGCAGCGCTGAGTAATGATATAGTATAGCCAAGCAATATCCAAGTAAAGCCCAGAAATGAGAAAAAGAAAGGAGGAGAGAGGGATGCCGGAAACCTGGGTGCACCGATACTGTTACCGTGACAAGAGCGGTCAGGTGGTCGTGGTGAGCAAAACAGTCAAGCGCAAGCGGCCGAGATGGCCGGGGAGGCCCCGGCACAAGGGACGGGGCAAGACTTACGGCCAGGCGAGGGGCTAATTGCCGTGGATGGTTCCGACAGCGACGCGGGCAATGTAGTATCTTTCGTGGCCGAATGCCTCATAGATACGATGCCGAACCTCGCTGTAAGGGAGCATTACCACGATTTCAAACGCGCCGGGGATGTGCTCGTCAACATGGATCGCCTCCGGGAACAGAGCTGCAACCTCTGCCCGATCATGATGAGCGGCCGGATGAAAGTAAACAATCAACAAGTTAGGCACAAAATCACCTCCTTTCGCGGAAAGGATACCATGCGGGGGAGCGGATTGCAAGAAAAATGAAAAAAGGAGAAAAACAATGGCCAACGAAAAGAAGATCGAGATCCCGGCGATGCCGGAGAAATACCGGCTGATGCTGGGAATGCTGCCGGAGGAACCGGCGGGAAGCAAAGAGGACCAGGCCGTGCGGTGGAAGCTGCGGTCGGCGATCCTCGATGCCTACAGCGCGGAGCTGCGGGGAAAGGACGTGGGCGGCGGCGTTGCGATCCTGGCGCTGCTCACCGGGATGCTGAAGGGAGAAGCAGAAAAACGGGAGGACGAAAAGCCCGAGCAGGACGCGGAGAAGACGCCGGACCAGAACGAGCATCCGGCAGAGGGCATTGACCGCGAGGCCATGCTCAGGGTGCGGGACAAGGTGGACGAGGCGGAACGATGCCATGCAGAGCTGCAGGACGCCGAATGTGAATGGTGCAACCTGATCCCGGAGCTGGTCAACAGCGCCGCCGAGAAGGAGGCATGGACGCGGCTGGTCACGGCCGACGAGCGCATGCGCCGCACGCGCAGCCAGCTCCGCCGGGCGGCCAAGATCGCGATGGGGTACATCGCGGCGGAGTAAGGGGGGGTAAGAATGAGCGAGAGCCTGAAGCAGCTGGCGGATAAGCTGCTGACGCTGGCCGGGCAGATGACGGCGGCGGAGATGGCGGCCGTCAAGGGCTGCATCTACGGCATGATTGTTGCCGTGGATAAGCGGAATGAGTAAGAGGGTGCGGCGGTGCACCAGAGCACTCAAGCAACAGAATGGGTGCATTCAAGGCGCTCACTACCCGCAAGGGGCACGCCGCATCCGTAGGGCGGCAAAGCCGCTAACGGCTGCGCAGTGAGCGCCGCTACCGATGGTGCGTGCAGAGCGCCGAAAAGACAAATCTGGAAGAACGGAGGACAATGAGATGAGGATCGCAATGATCTGCGCGCTGGGCGCATGGCTGGCATTGGTGGTGCTGCAGGAGGCTCTGGCAGCGCGGGAGCGCAGCAGACTCCAGCGGCAGGCCATGACGCAGGAGCGCATGTGGCGCAACGCGCGCGACATGCAGATCAGCCACTGGTCGGAGATCGCGCGAAAGCGCGATGAGCTCGACCAGCAGGCGGGAGTCCTGCGGGACTGGGAGGCCGAGCTGGCCCAGAAGGAGGAGCAGCTCCGCGCCCAGCAGCAGATGCTCGAGGAGCTGGCCAAGCAGATCGTGACCGGGCAGGACGCCGGGACGACCAGCGAGGCCGGAACGCTATGAGGACCGGGCGGGTGCGGGTCCCACAGGTGCGGAATATCGAAACGGCTCTGCGGCTCTACTATGAGCGGCTGGAGCTGAGTAACAAGGACATAAAGGACCTATTTGAAACGTCGGCCGGGACGGTATACCGGCTAAAGGCGCTCGCAAAGGAGGAGATGGATGCCATGGGCATCCCATGCTGGAACGCAACCCATGTAAACACTGAGGCGGCATACAAGGCGTGGGGCCTCGATATCCAGAAGATGGAGCGCAACTACAAACGGCTGCAGTCCCTCCGGCTCAAGCCGGAGGGCGCGGAGGGCGGCGCGTGATCCGCCCGACCTGAGGGCGCGCAAGGGACGGCCGCGGCGAGAGCACAAGCCGCGGAGGGCAGGCTCGATACCTGCCGCCCTCTCCAAATATAGGAGGGATGTCAAATAATGAAGAATTTTGCGAGGCTCGTGGAGAGCACGGAGGCCATGGCGGCGGCGCTCGTCGAGGCCGAATGGTGCAAGAGCTGCCAGTACAACCAGCGGGGGCTCTGCCTCTACTGCCGCAACGACGGAGCGGACGATACGATGGCCGAGGCCTGCACAAGGCGGGCGGCCGAATGGCTGCAGGAGGAAGTGGAATGAACTTGATGCCGAGCAGCGCGGCGCAGATCGAGCAGGCCCGGCTCGATGAGCTGAACCGCAAGGCGGAGGCCAGAGCGCAGGCCCGCAGATGCTGGGAGGCGGAGCAGCGGGCGGCCGTGGCCGAGCAGAGGGCAAAACAGGCGCAGCAGGACGCGGACCGCAAGGTCGCGATGCTGGTGCTGGCAACGGCCGCGATGGCCTGCATGATCCTCGGGGTGTGCGTGATGCGCGCCTCGGCGTGGATCGGGGCCGGTCTGCTGGGCGCGGCGGCGCTGCTGGTACGATGGATCCCCGCGTCGTGATGGCTACGTGCGTCTGCCGCGCGTGCCGGTATCTCCGGGAGGAGGACGCCGGGCGCGATGCAAAATTTTACAGGTGCGGGGTGACGGGGCGCGTGGTCGAGCACGCGCCGCTCTGCGCAAAATGGCCGAGCACGCCGCTGTGGCGCTGCCCGGCCGCGAACATAAGGAAGGAGCTGAACATGGAAAAGAAGCACAGGTGGGAGCCCGGCGAGCGGGTGCTGGCGGTGTGCACGGGGACGTGGCACTACGGCCTCGGCGTGATCCGCAGCGGGCCGGACAAAAACAACCGGTACGTCGTGGAGTTTGATCGCGACGGCCTGCGCGGCGGGTGCCGGGTGATCGGGAGACCGCAGGAATGAGCGTGTGCGATAAGCAGTGCGAGGGCTGCCCGTATTCGGATTGCATCAACGACGAGATGGATCTGGACGACTACCGGGAGGCAGACGCAAGGGACCGGGCGCTCGGGACGGTGCGCAAGGCAAAGGATCCGCCGCCCGTCGGAGGCGACGCGGCCAAGAAGGAGGCGGCACGGGAGCGGGCGCGGGCGAAGGCGAGGGAATACAATAAGGCCCACAGGGCGGAGCTAAGGGAATACTACAAGAAATGGCGCGCAGAGAACCCGGACGCGCGCAAGGAATATTACAGGCAAAACCGGGAGCGCCTGCTGGCGAAAGCGAGGGCCTATAGGGAGGCCCATCGAGAGGAGATCAACGCCGCGGCAAGAGCAAGGTATGCGGCACAAAAGAAATGATGAACGATAATAATGAACGAAAAGGAGACAAAAAAATGGGCAAGTATTACATCGTCAGAGGCGATCGCAGCGGCGTCTTTTTTGGAGAGGTCGCTGCGCGGAACGGTCAGGAAGTCGAGCTGCGCAATGTACGCAAGCTTTGGTACTGGGACGGCGCCTGCGCCGTGGAGCAGTTAGCGGTTGACGGAGTGACAGCCCCGGCCAACTGCAAATTTACGGTGGTCGTGCCGGAGATGACCATCACGGACGCGATTCAGATCGTCGCGTGCAGTGAGAGGGCCGTCAAGGCCCTATCGGGGGTCCGGGTATGGAAACGGTAAATGATGCCGCGCGCTTCGCGCAGGCGGCCCCCGTCGATGGCTCCGGCTACGTCGACGGCCCCGGCTACGGCTCCGGCTCCGGCTACGGCTACAACGACGGCTCCGGCTCCGGCTCCGGCTCCGGCCCCGACTACGGCTCCGTCGACGGCGACGGCTCCGGCTCCGGCGACGGCTCCGGCTACGGCTACGTCGACGGCTCCGGCTCCGGCTCCGGCTTCCGCTCCCGCGACGGAATCTTGTCCTTTTGTGGTCAAAGGGTATACCAAATTGACGACGTTCCGACGCTCGTTGACCACGTACACGGCGGCGTTGCGATGGGACGAATCTTGCGAGAAGACTTAACAACCGAGAGCTGCTACATCGTCAAGCAGGGCAGCCTTTTCGCCCACGGGGAAACGCTCCGCGCGGCAATGGAGGCGCTGCGGGACAAGCTGTTTGAGGATATGCCGGAGGAGGAGAGAATTGCCGAGTTCGTCAAGGCGCACAAGTGGGGCAAGCAATATCCCTCAGCAGATTACTACGACTGGCATAACCGGCTGACCGGCTCGTGCGATATGGGTCGCTCCGAATTCGCAAAAAGCCACGGCTACAGGCTCACGGACGACGAGCTGCTGACGGTCGAGGAGTTTATCGACTTGACCGAGGGCAGCTACGGCGGGGATATCATTCGCAGGCTGCGGGAGGCCTACAACAAAAAGGGAGGAGAAGCAACGTGAACTTTTGGAGGAGAAAAAAGAGAGAAGAATTCACCGCGAACAACATCAACGCCGGTAATGGGAAAACCGGAATTGTTGCCGTGATGGAAAACGCCCAATGGGCCAGTGTATCAGACTTCGGGGGCGTAGCGGTCGCCATGGGAGACAACGGGAGAGCAACAGCTAGGGGGTATCTTGGTGTGGCGCTGGCCACGAGAACGCAAGGGGAAGCCAGAGCCGAAGGCGCTGACGGCGTGGCTACGACAACCAATGCTGGCGGCAGAGTGATGGGCGCGCTCGGCTGCGCGCTGTTCGCCGTCGAGCGGGCAGATAGCGGCAAGATCTCGAGCGTCGCCGCCGCCATCGTCGACGGCGTGAACATCAAGCCAAACACATGGTACGCCTGCAGGGGCGGCGAGCTCGTGGAGGTGAAAAGATGATGGCATACATTGCCGGTGGGATCACCGGCGACGAAAAGTATAAGGAGCGGTTTGCGGCCGCCAAGGAGTGGCTGCTGGCTGAAAAAGAGACGCAGGAGGTCGCGCGGGGGCTGCTGAAAGTAAGCCCGTATCCGACGGCCGACGTGGTGCTCAACCCGGCGGAGCTGCCGGAGGGCTGGCCGAACGGGCTCTACATGGACGTGTGCCTTGCGATGATCCGCGCAGCCGACCTCGTGGTATTTTTGCCAGGCTGGGAGCGGAGCCGCGGGGCAAGCCTCGAGATGCAGTACTGCCGGTACAAGATCAAGCCGGTGTATAAGATCTCGACCGAGGAACTGGAGGGGTGGCGTGATGCGGAAAGCTAAAAGCGGAGAGTTCCGATCCACCGTGTACACCAATCGCCCGCCGTATGCTGACTTTGACGCGCCGCAGAAGTTCGAGGCGATAAAGGGGATCATTGCGCGTCGGCTCCGAGAGCACCCCAACGCCATGTGCAGCTACAGCGGCGGGAGCGACAGCGATATTCTGCTGCACCTGATCGAGCAGGTGCGTGAGGTATTTGCCCTGCCGCCGGTGCACTACTACTTTTTCGAAACTGGCCTTGAGATGGCGGCGACAAGGCGGCATGTCAAAGAGCAGGCGGAGCGGTACGGCGTGGAGATCACGACCGTCAGGCCAAAGAAAAACATCGTGCAGGCAACAAGGGAGTACGGCCAGCCGTTTGTATCCAAGATCATGTCGGCCGGGCTGGAGGGTTTGCAAAAAAAGCAGATCCCGCTGTCGATCCACGACGAGTACAACGAGTCGGAGGACAAGGCTGCGAAGCGCGCCGAGCTCAAGGCCCGGTATCCGGGCTGCGAGCAGACGATCAATTTTGTGTGCTGCTGCAACTCTGCCGGGGAGCCGCGGCCGAACATCCAACTCGTCATTAACAGCAGCAAGTACATGCTGGACTTTGTCCGGGAGCACCCCATCCCCTTTCGGGTGAGCAACAAGTGCTGCGATATATGTAAAAAGCAACCGTCCCATGCCATCGAAAAGCAGTATGACATGTTAATCACCGGGGAACGGCGAGCCGAGGGCGGTATGCGAGTCATCCGGCACAGAGGAATCAGCGGGAGCATGTGCTTTGCGGAGACGACAAGCGGGAAATTCCGGCTGCGGCCGCTGTTTTACGTGTCTGACGCAGACAAGGCGTGGTACAAGGAGTACTACGGGCTGCGGTACTCGGACGCCTACGAGGTCTATGGGCTCAAGCGCACCGGGTGCTGCGGCTGCGCGATCTCTGCCCGCGCCGCAGCGGATCTGGAGCGGATCCGGCCGTATGAGCCCAACGTAGTCCGGGCCGCGTGGGCGATCTTCGGGGATAGCTACCGCTACCGGGCGCAGTATAACGAGTACAAGAGGCAGCGCATGGAGCAGGAGCGCCGCGGAGATTTGGCAGGGCAGGAACGACTGTTTTAGGAGGTGAGGCAGGATTGCGGCTTACCCATCTCAGCCTTTTTTCCGGGATCGGCGGCCTTGATCTTGCGGCCGAGTGGGCCGGTTTTACGACCGTCGGGCAATGCGAGATGGCGGATTACCCGACAGCGGTGCTCGAAAAGCACTGGCCGGACGTCCCGCGCTGGCGGGACATCCGGCAACTGACAAAGGAGAGCTTTTATGAACGTACCAGAGGTCTGCGAACAGTTGACGTTATATCCGGAGGATTCCCCTGCCAGCCGTTTTCCGTGGCCGGAAAGCAGCGTGGGAAGGAAGACGAGCGGTTTCTGTGGCCTGAAATGCTCCGCGTTATCCGGGAGCTTAGGCCGCATTGCGTCGTCGGTGAGAACGTACCTGGAATCATCGGCATTGCCGCCCGGCAGGTGGTCGAGGATCTGGAGCGTGAAAGCTATAACGTCCTCGTGTTTAATTTTGAAGCTGCGGCTGTCGGAGCTTGGCACCGGCGGGCAAGATGCTTTTTTGTGGGGATCGACGATCTATCCGACGATAAAGGCATCGGACAGCAAGGGGACCGGACCGATGGGGAGCCGGAGCGCGGAGCACGATCTGCAACGGAAAAATATGAGGGGCTGCGTGCTGTATGCGACACCCTGCCGGGGAGACGCGACTGGGACGGACGTCAATGGGCAGTTGAACCCGGAGTGGGCAGAGTGGCTGATGGGCTTCCCTGCCGGGTGGAGCGAATTAGATCCCTCGGCAATGCAGTTGTTCCGCAGCAGGCATACCCAATCTTCTGCGCGCTCGCCGAAGAACTGAACAGGAGGACTGTCAATGGCTGAATACATTGAGCGAGAAGCTGCGATTGACGCAATAATGAAGGTGTACGTCAGAACTGCCGGGTACAAAGCGAGAGAACGCGTTTTTGAGGCAGAAGAAGCAGTACACCGATTGCCGGTCGCCGATGTCGCGCCCGTGCGGCGCGGACACTGGATTGAGGAAAATGGCTGTCAAATCTGCTCGGAGTGCGGTGAAGAACACGAGTGGGACGAGTACAGAGCCGCATACTGCGATGTGTGCGGTGCGGAAATGGAGGTAGACAATGGGTGATTACATAAGCCGAGACGTGGCGATAGCACGCCTGACCAAAGTGGAAGTGACCAACAGGCTGGCCACAATGACGGATGCAAAGCGGGAAATCGCGGAGATGCCAGCCGCCGACGTTGCCCCGGTGGTGCATGGGCGGGAAACTCGAGAAGGAGGATCGACAATGAACATTAGCGAGGCTGTCGATAGGGCGGTAAAAGCGAAGTGGAGGGCAGATCTGGTCAACATGCTGACTGATGCCGGACGTACACTGGAGCACGCAAATCTAAGGGCCAATGGGAGCGTATATCAAGATATCAATGTCGGGCTGCTGTTGCTGGAAGCAGCCCGCAGCCTGCAGGAATGCCAGGACGAGTCAGAGCCGGAAAAGCCGGACGACGTGGGGGCAAAAATCACGTTGCCGGACCGCTGGGCCATGACGGAAGCCTGGCAGCGGAGCGCCATGGCGGCCGCGACGAAGTCCATGACCAACGGAGACCGCATCCGGGCGATGACGGACGAGGAGCTGGCAGCGGAGTTCGGGATGAGAATTTGTGATGCGATTCCGGAGGAGAATTGCCTCGGCATGGACCACAGCTGTCTGAAATGCCTCGTCAAATGGCTGGGAAGCCAAGCGCAGGAGGATACATAACATGGAAACGAAAGAATTGATCGCCGTGCAGCAGCTCCCCGTGATCGCGGAGCAGTTGGCCGCACTCCGCGCCGACGTGCTGGCGCAGACATCCGCCGCCGTGGCCATGGAGGCAACGGAGGAGACCCGCAAGGATATCAAGGCCATGCGGGCCGCGCTGAACAAGCAATACAAAGAGTTGGAAGAGCGGCGCATCGCCGTCAAGAAAGAAATCCTGAAGCCCTACGAGGCGTTCGAACAGATCTACCGCCAGCAGATCGGTTCCCTGTTTACGGACGCCGACGCGCAGCTCGCTGCAAAAATCCGCCGGGTCGAGGCCGGGATGAAGCACAAGCTGGAGCAAGATGCCCGCGCGTACTTTTCGGAGTACGCAGCCTTCCGCCCGGGGCCGGAGCAGGACTACATGCAGGAGCAGCTCGACGGCGCGCTGCGCGAGATCTTTGGCGAGGCGACGGTGCCGTTTGCCGTGCGGCATCCCTACATCCGGGAGATCGACTACACAAAAAAGAGGAGATGACGGAGATGGCAAACTCGGGCAAGGGGGTACGGAACCCGATGCGGACGCGCGGCCGGCAGAGGCGGCACAAGCCGCGCCTGTGCCGGTGCTGCGGGCGGGAGATGGAGCCAACGCAGATATGGATCTGCGCCTCGTGCGAGGCGGCGGGGCGGACGGTCCCTCGGGCCAGGGGCGTGCAGAGCGGGGAGGAGCTGCTGGCGATCGCCAGAGCGCGAGAGGCGGCCGAGGAGCCGATCCTCGAGGGCTGGGGCCTCGACGAGATCGAGGCGTTGGCGCGGTACCTCTGGGATAACGGCGCCAAGGCCTACGGGACATACGGCAGGCTGAGAGGCTGGTGCGATAACGTAGGCCGGCTGCCGCCGCTGCCGGAGGGGCTGTGAGATGGCGAAGTATTTTTTTACGGAGCCCGTGCCGATGCAGGTGATCCTGCGGGACGGGCGCGTGTACGAGGAGCGGGCCTACTGCCCGACAGACGCGCGGCTGGCCGTGGCGGCGCACGGAGAGGCCGGGTGGGAGGACGTGATGGACGCCAAGGTCGCGATCTCCACGGAGGCGATGCGGGCGGCGGGGTATCTCCCCAAGCCCTAAAAAACAAAAAGCCGGGAGCCTCGCAGGAGGCTCCCGGACGGGTGCTGCGCTCAGCTCCGCAGGGATGCGGGGCCGAGCGGAACGGCCGAAAGGTTGACGGAAACTAACACGGGGGCGATGGTAGGATATTAGGCAAGATTAGACGGGACACCACCAGAGGCCCTCGCACAGGGCATCGTAATCCCTGGGATCGAGCTGGTCGCGTGCCCACTCCTTGGCCTGCGCCTCCGACATAACGGAGATGACGCGGTCGTCCTCCGTGGCGGTAAAATAAGTGTCATTAACGGCCTCATACAGGTAGAGGTGATCGAGATGCCGGATACTGTGATCAAAGTAGTTATCCCCGACGCAGCAGGCAAGCTCCGGGTCATACACCCCTCTGCGAGGGACGGGGACGATGTGCTGCCCATGGAGATCGACTCGGCCATGCCCCATAGGGATCACGCCTGCGTCGACAACGACCTCCGAGATCTGAGCGGTGACATCAACACAGGTGGGGTCGGGGTAGAGAGCATCCGCGCAGCACAGGATCAGAGACGGGTGGAGCCAGTCGCAGACGTCGCCGAAATCCGGGTCGTCCACAGTAAGCAGGTGCCCGACAAGCCACTCGTTAGTCTTGCTGGGGATGGGCCAGTAGACCATGTGATGATGGCCGTCTGCATCGAGGGCGTCCGCCTCAAACCACGGGGTGTGCCACTCCGGCGGCTCCATGTCAAGGTCCAACTCGCGGGGGACATACGGCTCGCCGACCAGGCGAATGGGATATTTGTCCATAGATCAATCCTCCTCGGGGGGATCGGACTCGGCCGGGGCGAGGGCATCCGGGCTGGGCAGCAGGCCGAGGCACTGCTGCAGCATGAGCCGGACGTAGAACGGCGGCTCGCGGCGCTCGGCCGCCCAATCCTCGACTGTACGGTACGGGATGCCAAAGCGCGCCGCGAGCTTGCGGTTGCTGAGACCGGCGGCTTTGGCGATCTCCGGGACGGTGCGGTGCGCGGCATCCCAGATCAGGCCGAGAGCGGCCAGACGGGCATCGGGGATGGGGTCCTCCGGGGCGTCGCCCCAGATCTCGGAGAGCGCGAGATCGGAGACGAAGAAATCGCGCTCGGAGTAGGCAAATACCTCATTAAGGCAAGAGCGGTACTGTTTGATGGTCATGATGATTACCTCCTTTCAGGCGTAGCGCTGCATACCGCAGACAGCCTCATAGATCGCGTCCGCGATCTCCTGCATGGTCATGTGGCGGGCGGTGTTGCAGATCTTGATGACGTTGGGGCTGTGGTACACCGTCCAGCTGTTGCAGCCGAGCGAGCACTGGAAGACCGTCCAGACCTCACCGGTCGCGCGATCGTAGAACAGCTCGTCGTAGAGAGCGCGGTCGCTGTAGTTGCGGGTCTCGCCGCTGGCGGCCTTGAGGCCCTTGATCGTTAATCCGTAAGTGTTGACCTTTGCCATGATGATGATCTCCTTTCAAGTTGTGAACCGTTTTTTTGATTTCCTCTTGGGTTACTTTCTGACTGTATTATACCACGCAATGCGTGGTATGTCAAGAGACCGGGAGAAAAAACATGCACAAAAACAAAATTAAAATTTGTGCAGAATGCACAAAATGGATAAAATAAGCGCAGCCAGAGGCTGCGGCGGGGGCCGATCGGGGGATCGGGCCTCGCCGGAACAGCCGGAAGGGCGACAAACGGGAAACTTGACAGCCGAACACACTGGTAACGCATGCGTGCGATTTTTGAAACACACGCGTGCGTTATACCATATTAAATACGCGCGCACGCGCGTATTTATCGGCTTGCTAAAAGCTTATGTATAGCCCCGCAGTGGCGGGAGAAGGGAGACCAAGGTGAAAATAATGGAGAGGACCTATCGTTGCAAAAATGGCGTCGTGGAAAAGACGAGGTATCACGTCGGCGACAACGCTCGTCCGCGCGGACGCAAGACGGGCGTGACGACGCCGCGGCAGCAGGAGCAGAATTTTAACACGGCCGTCCGCCGCCTGGCGCGCCTGCTCAACTGCAACTGCACGGCAGACAAGGGCCTGCTGGTGACGCTCCGCTTTGCGGACGAGGGGATCGACAAGCTGCGCGAGACAGCCGGAGACGATCCCAACAAGCTCCGCGATGCCGCAGAGCATCAGGCGATGCTCTGGCTGCGCCGTCTGCGCCGCAAGGACAAGGGCCGGATCCCGTTTTACACGCTTTCGGCGAGCGACATGGACGGCGACACCGGTGAGCTGGTGCGCCTGCATGTGCATATCTGCATGGAGACGGACGGGAGCCTCAGCTGGGATACGCTGCGGGACGCCTGGACGATCGGGAGCGTCAACATCCGCAGCCTCCGCGGGCAGGACGACTACAGCCCGATCGCCTACTACATGCTCAAGCAGGTCCGGCGCGTGCCGGATCGCAAAAAATACAAGGTCAGCCGCGGAGCCGCTCTGCCGACGACGGAGGAGCGCGAGGTCGTGCTGTGCACCAAGATGCGCGCGCCCAAGGGCGCGAGAGTGCTGGAGGAGAGATACGTCGAGGGCGAGGCCGGGGCATATCTGCGCTATGTGCCCCGCAAGCGCGGCAAAAAGCTCGGCGGGCACAAAATGACGGCCCGGGAACTGCTGGAAAACGGCGAAAATCTCGAGAAAGAAAGTTGACTCGCGGTCCGCGCGGGGGCATGCGCAGGCGCGGACCGAACAAACGCGCGCGCGGATGGGATATCCAGCTTAATACGGGAGGACTCTGCCTGAGCGGCGCTCCGGCAGGGACAGGACCGCTATGCCGCAACGGTATAGCGGATATCGTGCATACAAGGGAGGCGAGGGGATGAGTTTCCGGCGGATGAGCGGGATCCGGCTGCCGTACCGGCGGCAGGGCCTGATCTACTTTACACTGCTCAGCTACGAGGACATGGGCAAAAAGGGCAAAAAACGGATCGACGCCAAGCTGCTCGAGGCGGCCTACGGCGAGGAGGCCTTTGCCGCTGCGCTGCGGGATTGGTGCTGCGGCAGGATGACGGTGCAGGCGGCGGCGATCGCGCACGGCGTCAGCGAAAGCACGCTCTACCGGGCGCGCAAGCGGCTGTATGAGGCATGGTAACGCGGCAAAAAAGTTGACGGCAACTAACACGGCTACCGTGGTATCCTAACGGCAAACAGGGAGGGATGCACATGGGCCGGAAAAAGGCTTACAAGCCCGCAGCGCTTCGGCGCGCGGTGCAGGAATACTTTGCCGCGCTGCGCTACCGGGAGCCGGTATACCGCGAGGAGCCGGTGCTGGACGACGACGGGCAGCCGGAGTTTGACCGGTACGGACACCCGGCGACGCGCTTTGTGCGCGTCGTGACGGAGGACGGGACGCCAGCCAGCAGGACGAGCTGGGTCAGCCCGCCAACGATCACGGGGCTGTGCGGGAGGCTGGGCATCAGCCGACAGACGTGGAGCAAGTATCTGGCCGCCGAAGAGACGCACGACATCTGCGACGAGGCCAAGCGGGTGATCGAGACGTACCTGCAGGAGCGGCTCGAGGACAAAAACTCCGCAGCGGGCGCAAAATTTGCGCTGCAGGCAAACTATGACTGGCGCGAGCGGCGAGAGATCAGCACCGACGCGCCGACGAGAGCCGCGATCGCGGGCGGCGAGATGACGATGGACGACAAGCTGGCGCTGCTGCGCGAGATCCAGGGCATGCAGCTGCCGGGGACGGAGGCGACACATGACAGCGACGGTACTGTTTGAGCGGCTGCGCAAGCTCAAGCCGGTCCCGGCGGAGATCGACGACACGATCCTGCTGGACTGGCTCAATCAGTTAGAGGGACAGATCCTACACGAGATCTTTTTGCTGGCCTTGAGCGAGATCACGCCGTATTCGGCGACGCCGACCGAGGCGCTGGCCGCGCCGTATCCCTACGACGGGATCTATTCGCTGTGGATGGAGGCGCAGGTCGACTTTGCAAACGGCGAGTACGAGCGCTACACCAACACGATGCAGCGGTACAACACCGCGTGGAACGATCTGGCGCGGCACATTGCCAAGTGCATCCGGCCGGTATACGGCAGGGCCGTGGAGCAGGGCTATTACCTGAGCGCCTACGGGATCGCCAAGGCGCACGGCTACACCGGCACGGAGGACGAGTGGCTGGGCAGCCTGCAGGGCGCAGCGGGCGCTCCGGGCAAGGATGGCAAGCCGTTTCACTGGCGCGGGGCGTGGGATGCAGCCGCGACTTATGCGCATCTTGATGCCGTGGAGCACGGCGGGAGCTGCTACGTCTGGGCGGCCGAGGAGGCCAGCACGGCCGGAGACGAGCCGGGTGTGGACGAGCTGTGGGAGCTGTGCGCGGCCAAGGGAGCCAAGGGAGATACCGGTGCGGCAGGTGCGCCGGGGCCGCAGGGGCTGACCGGCCCGCAGGGTCCGCAGGGCGAAAAGGGAGATACCGGCCCGCAGGGACCGCAGGGTCCGCAGGGGCTGACCGGCCCGCAGGGTCCGCAGGGCGAAAAGGGAGATACCGGCCCGCAGGGACCGCAGGGTCCGCAGGGCGAAAAAGGAGATACCGGGCCGCAGGGTCCGCAGGGTCCGGCCGGAAGCGGCGGCAGTGCGGAGCTGCCGCCGGTGCTGGGCAACTTTAACGCGGCGATGCAGGATGCAGCAGCCGGGTCTATCCCAGTCTACGCCGGAGACGAGGCGTGGGAGATCGAAAAGCTCATCACGGAATTCAACGAAAACACGCCCCTGAGCGGGTACATCCCGGATACGGCGTGGGTGGCGGCGTATATGGCAGCGCAAAAGGCGCTGCTCAAGCTGCTGCCCGATAGCGCGGCAGCAGACGCCGGGAAGCTGCTGCAGGTCGGCAAGGACGGCGCGGCGGCGTGGGGCAGCAAACTGCCGACGAGCCTCAAAAACCCCAAAGCGCTGACGTTTACAGGCGCGGCAACCGGAACGTATGACGGCTCAGAAGCGCTGACGATCACAATCCCCGAGGGCGGATCCGGCGGAAGCGGCGGCTCCGGCGGAGCACTCAAGGCGATGAGCGCGGTAAACGGGTACATCGGCATCCCCGCGACGGAGCTGCCGGAAAACGGCGTAGTGTGGATGTGCATCGCCGACGGGGCGACAAATCAGGAGTACTACTCTGGCACGATCACGATGCAGGGCGGAGCGCTGAGCAGCAACAACATGGTGAGCATATCCTCAAACGGCGTTATCCAGCTCAATCAGGTCGCTCAGGTATCGGGCGGAATTGCCATCTATGGCATGAGCGCGTCGGCCTACACCGGCGTGTACCAGGTGGCAGGCGCTGGTGGGGCGGCTGAGGCGTGGGAGGAAATCCGAACGCTCGAACTAAGCGAGGACGTAACAAAAGTTACAATAAGCACGGATAATTCAGGCAATACTTTCGCATTAAAAAGCGCTTACATCAAAGTTAAAGCTGTTCCGCCGACAAATGAGTCGATCACCTATAACGCAGGCGTATGCGTAGATATAAATGGACAAGAGCCGTGGGGGGATAACAGAGTAGTTATCGGGGACAGTCCAAAGTATGGGGAAGCAAAAGCCATGCTCCTGGTTTCCATCTGGGACACATACGTTGGCAAGTTTATGCCAATATTTGTAAAAAGGCCTGAAGGGCAGACTACGCATGATATCGTAGTTTCTGGTCGCCAAAACGACTACTCTGGAGCCGGTGCGATCCATGTCACTAATGATGATATACAACTAGAGTCACCTTGCTCGTCCATATGCATTGGGAGTTATAGGACGACATTATATAGCGGATCTGTGATTAAAATATACGGAGTGAGAGCATGAAAAAATATGTAAACGGAGAATGTATCGAACTGACTGAATCTGAAATCGCGGAGATGGAGGCGGTGCGGCTGCAGTATGAGGCCGCAGAAAGACACCGGCCGCTGACGATCGGCGAGGTGGCCGAGATGCTGGTCCGCAAGCAGATCAACACGCTTCCGGTGGATGATCAGACGGCGCTGAGGATGATCGCTTTTTACCCTGCATGGGAGAGCGGCAAGGACTACGCGGCGGGAGACAAGCTGGTATCCGGCGGAAAGCTCTACAAGGTGCTGCAGGCGCACACGTCGCAGTCGACGTGGGTGCCGGGCGCAGCGGGCACGGAAAGCCTGTACGCCCGCATCGACGAGGAGCACGACGGGACACAGTATGATCCGATCCCCTACGAGGGCAACATGGCCCTCGAAAACGGCAAGTATTACACGCAGAGCGACGTGCTGTACCGGTGCACGCGCGATACCGGCAACCCAGTGTATAACACGCTGGCGGAGCTGGTCGGGATTTATGTGGAGGTGGTCACGGCATGATCTATTTTGTACCCGGTATGGAGATTGAGGAGGGGATGCGGTACACCGACGGCGTGCGGCGGTATATCGCGATCCGGTCCGGGCAGGCGGAGAGCCTGACGGACGAGTACTATTTTGAGGCGCTTTAGTGCAGGGAGGGGAACCATGAGCAAAAAGGCAATGATCAGTCAGCCGATGAGAGGCAAGACCAGAGAGCAGATCGAGTCCGAACGCGCGGAAGCGGTCAAAATGCTGGAGGCGGAAGGCTACGAAGTGGCAGAAACGATTTTCCATTTTGACGAGGACGAGCTGGCAGCAGCGGGCGTCGTGAACAAGCCCCTGTACTACCTCTCGAAATCCATCGAAGCGATGTCAAAGTGCGAACTTGTCTATTTTGCCCCCGGCTGGTCCGATGCGCGAGGCTGCCACGTCGAATACGACGCAGCAATGAGATATGGATTGCAGGTGGAATGTATCGGCTGGCAAAAAACGTGCGAGGAGGGATAACATGCAGCAGTATCAGTGCCTGCTGGTGGCCAACGAGTGCTACCAGCGCGGGAGGATGATGACGCCGACCAAGATCGTGGTGCACA